CCCCCGCGAGGGGGACCTGGCGCAATTTAGCGCGCCCTGATAAATCAAGGCATTGCACCGTGTTGGGGTTTTAACACCTGCTTCGTAGGGGTGCTAAGTCCTACATGGTGGTTATGTTTAATTACAGATATCCGGGAAGGTGATGGATAGTGCCGTCGCCGAGCCAGCGGCACCGGGTAAGCAACACCAGGATCTAAGAACCTGGGCCCTTACCATTAGTGACCTTGGTATCTGTGATAATTGATTGAGTCAGCCTAGCTGTCGCACACGTGAGTGTGAAACGGCAATCGGTGTTGAAGCATAAGGGTTGAGGGATGCAGAAACTTTGTCTGCCTGCTTAGGTAGGTATGAACGATGAACCGTTCTTCAGTGACCCTCGACAGGGTGCCTGCGGTCCAGTCGTTGCCGTAATCGCGCGATTGCAAACCGAAGTAGCTGGAGGCCGAATTCTAGTCAAACAAAAATAAATAATAATTAAAATGAAATTTCAATTACCAGTTACCTATTTGACTCGTCTTTGGTCTGTGAAAGCTTGGCAGTCGGGTTTAAAATCCCGACCGTGGCTATTAGGACGTCTTAATTGACTTGTCTTCTTAGTCGTAGGGAAGACGACAGCTTCATACGCTGGTGGAGTGTTTGTGTTTGTAACCTTCTGCATGAGAGTGACTAAGTCTCGTGGGTTGCGAGGCTTACAGATTTATCTGAAAGCCTGCACCGTGTTACTTCAGAATGCGGTTGCGGGTCGTAAGTTAAATGGTCACGCTTTTGGCGTAGCAGTGAGCGTTACTAAGACCGGATTCCCAAGGGTAATCCCGCCTGAGCACCGTCTCTACATACGTGAAGGTAGGAAGTCCTACTTCCGGATGTGGTTGACGTTCTTTATGTTATATAGGGTGATTGACATAAAGGCGAAGGTTAATGTGGATGCGTTGTTGGCCCCATGGGAGGGGTGCCCCAACGTGAGAACTGAGTGGGTTGAGTGGCTTCCGGCCTTCAAAAGACTTCTTCTGAAGAGGAGTCGCCTCGCTCGTGATTGGAAGGTTTCCGATCAGAGCGAGGATGATGGTTATTTAAGGAAGGCTCCGCTTGCTCCAGTTTTCCGCCCACTCATGTCTTCTGGCCCCAACTCGATTATGGGCGTACCGAGTATGGCCACCGTATTTCACGACGCGATCTCTATCACTAAGCCTGACTTTAAAGAAGTCTTTTATGCTTATTGTGATGCGATTAGAGCCGGGAGTGTTTTCTCTCGGATCGTTCGCAACACTGCGATGAGGCCTCGGGATGACCTACAGTGGAGGGGAGAGACATGGGGGGAAGGATATGGCAGCATCGGCCGCTTATCGTTCAAATATGAACCTGGTAAGGTACGTATCTTTGCCATCGTCGATTTCTGGACTCAGACTGTGTTGCGAGGACTACACCAGACCGTTTTCGGTCTGTTGTCGTCACTTAATGTGGGTGATGAGAGAATCGATGGGACCTTTGACCAGGTCGCGTCCTTTACTTATGCAAAGGACCGCGGTCGGGTATATTGGTCTTACGATCTCTCTTCTGCCACTGACCGCTTCCCAGTCTGGGCTCAGTCTTCGTTGATTGAAGAGATTTTCGGTGGGGGGTTGGGTACCGCATGGGAAGAGCTCATGTGCGGGCGTGATTTTCACGTTCCGTGCGTTAGGCCGGGACGGGCAGTTGGAAAGTTTTCCAACTTTTTAACCCAAGATTACAAAGTGGTCTTGGGGTCCGTTCCGGTGAAGCGGCTGAGATATGCCGTGGGCCAACCTATGGGGGCTCACTCCTCATGGGGAGTCTTCGCCTTGGCGCACCACGCCTTAGTGCAGTGGGCTGCGAACCGATGCGGATACAAAGAATGGTTTGTGGAGTATGTATTGTTAGGAGATGACGTGGTTATATTTAACCGGTCAGTCGCCTATGAGTACCGTAGATTAGTCAAGCGGTTAGGGGTTGTTATTTCCCCTACCAAGTCGTTGGTTCAAGCGCAAGGGGTGTTTGAATTTGCGAAGAAGTTGGCGTTTAAGGGGGACGATTGGTCTCCAATCTCTTTTAGAGAATTTGCAATCTCGAACCGAAGTTTGAGTATTGCGATGGAGATGGTCAATCGTTGTGCCCTTCACGCCGATCTTCGTTTGGCTAGTGTATTGAGGGCTTTCGGGTTCGGCTACCGTTCGACCGCATTATTATCTAAGGATTTGATGCGTTTGAAAGGTCGCCGCCTCCGACGATACATCGTAAGTCTACTCCACCCTACCTCCGTCCTTGGTGTTAAACACTGGGATGCTTGGTTGGGCGTCGTACGGCCGTATGTATTTACAACGGTCGGTGATGATGTTCGAGATGACGTTGCCACATACTTACGCGATTATTTTCGTGATCGTGTAAGTTCCGCGATGATACCGTTCGTTCCTCTAATGGAGAGGGTCGAGTTCCTTAGACAAAAGTTTGTCATGGGCCCTCGACTTCGTGAGGGGTCATGGGGGACCGCTCCTCCATTTGTTGAATTGGCGGTACTTCGGGCTGTTGTGGAACGTCTTCGAGAGGTGGAAGTGGGGCTTTTAGCGCCGTTCGAAGGGAGTCTAGCAGACGAATATAATCATTGGAGAGGAGTTCTTGAAGAGCTTGAGGCTCTTCGTCCTATCCGTGATTTATTCGAGAGGCCGAAGCCGGAGGATCCCCAGTTTCTATTCTCAGAATTGAAACTGTGGGAGACTCTGTCTAGGCTAGTTGTTCGGCAGCGCTTGGTTTATAAGAAGCTTTCTACCCTTGCCATGAACTCGTTTAAATTAAGAGAGTTACGCAAACCTTCGGGTGAAGATTAGCAACATGGGTATTGGGGGTGGGTGGATTATGAATGGAAGCGTCCCGCGTATCTTGAGGGAGGGACGTATGAAGATGGGAAGCTGGGTCTAGTGATAGACCCAGTATGGGTGTCTTCCCTATCCAAGGGCCATATTATGGACCCGCGGACATAAAGATTTTAAGGTGGTTTTAACACCTGCGATCGGGCCAAAAAGATCAGAAATGGTCGGGGAGGCCCGATTAGGTCTAAC